CGTCAAATCACCCACGATAGTATGCGCTAGACAGTACCTTTGCATACCCCCTATCTCCTTCTCATTGTTTTCAATGCTTGTTTAAGATTTTTTTCAAAAGTTTTGCCTATACCTCGCTTCTGTCCAAACACTACACCCTGTACTGTTTTCTTGAATGGGAACTTAGGTCTGTACTGTGCTTGACCTACATAGTTGGCTACCATTCTTAATCTTTGTCCTGAAGGATTGGCTTTGTTTCTACCATACCTTTCCCAAATACCACGATTGTTTTCTCCTGTTAATCCCTTTGGTATGCCTTCAAAGAATTTATTTTTATCATCAAATAATTTATTTCTTGTTGCTCTTGTAATGTTACCAAACTTATTTAGCTTAATGTTTTTAGTAGGCACAATAATTCTTTTGTTGTTAGGTTGTCTTGTGCCGCCCTTAATCTGAAACTTCATATACTTTTCCCTAGCAGATTCTACAAATACAAAAGCTGTTAAGTTTTTCTTTGTAGATTTTTTAAATCTAAAACCACCAACAGTGAATGGTGTAGCACCACCTTCAAATGTGTCTTTGGCTTTTTGTTTCAAACCTTCAGGATTGTTTCTATCTATGGAGGCAAAAGCTACTTCATTGATTGTCTTAGATATAACAAAAGGTAATTGTGTCTTTTGCATATTGTTAAGACCTTTGCTTAGTTGTTTGAAGTCTGCTTTTAAATTTAAGTTCATAATCAAGATGGTGCGGCAGTAGGAGAAAATATATCAGGAGAGAGACTACCGCACCAAAAGTACATTATATATTTCTTTCTTTATGTTCAACAATGTTTTTACACCACCAATATAATTGTGCATCATTTAATGTTGATTTCATAAAATTTACAGTACGACATACCAATTGGATATTGCCAACCACATAACCTTTATCAGAATCTTTACGATCTATTGAACAGGCATAATCTGTACTACCGCCACCACGATGCCAAGTCATGTTGATACCTGACAATGCACACTTACCTTCTTGCTTATCCCATAGTTTATTTATGTAATCTAATTCTATATCCCATTCAATATCTGACTTTCTTCTGCTGGATTTAAGTTGTGTAAATAAAAGATTTAGATAGGTGTATGGTGTTTGATTCTTTGCTTTTGTTCTTTTTTCTTGCGTACAGGTTCTACATTCTGTCCTAGAATAATCGCCTTTGGTATTGCTTCCTTGCTCAAACATATCTGCTGGTAAGGTTCGTAAGCAATAACTACATTTCTTCTTGCTCATGTGTCTTAGCTTTGTAAGACAGTATTGTAGGTAATAAACCTTGTTTTGTCAGTTTTACAAATTCTAAAAAGATATCGTGATCTATCATGTTAAGTAATTCATCTGCTGATAATACGATTACATACTTACCAAATTGTTTTTGTACATTCTTCTTACCAGCTTCGTCTTTACAGATAAATACTTCTCTATCTGTTTCTAAATGTTTAAGTTTCCAAGTATCAACAGGTAATGGCATGACACCTTCTTTGAGTAATTGATCTTGTAAAGACTTCCATGCTCTAAGCATCATACTAGCCATTTTCTCTAAATCCCTTGATTTATCAGGGAATGAAAGCGATAGGTTGTATTTAGTTTGTGCTAGTTGAAACCTTTTTTGAAATTCTGTATTAACTAATCTAACAGGTTCATCAACACCAAAGTCAGTAATTAGTTGCCTTTCAAGCTGATTGATGTCTTTTATTATTTCTATTACAGATTCAGAATACATATTTTTAATTTGGTTTGTGTTTCATAGTTGTCGTTTGTTGTTTTATAAAAACAACAACAACCAACCACTTTTCTATGAAATTGCACCTAAAACCACCTGTTTTACCAACCAAAACAAACCATTTACAAACCATATGCATTTAGAATATCTCCGAATTATATTCATTAGTTTGATAACCTTTGCCCTTCTCATAAGTCAAAACATCTTGCTCTACTAATTTTCTAAGCCATGTTTTAACAGTTGAATCATTTAAATTAGTTATCTTAGTTATTTCTGCCTGACCAAGCCATACTGTTGCTGGTTCATCTGCTTTATCTTGTACTGTTCTGATAGCATCAATTATGGCTTGTCCTTTTTCTGATACTTTGGTTTTCTTAGGCATATCTCCAACATCAACAAGTTCTAATGCACCTGATGTCATGTCGTGAAATGGTAGCTTCTGTTCTATAAACTTGAAGTTCTTTGGCATTACAGGCTTACCATCTTTGACTAATGTTTGGCTAAATTCTACAAACATATCGCTGCCAAGATTGGTTCTGGTAACTCTATATTCCCAATCAACAGATGCTTGTATTACAGAGCTTCCTCTTGCCCTAGATGATGTGCCATGTCCTGTATGATGCACAATACAAATACAGGTAGAATATGAATCTCTAAGATCGTCTATTCTTTCTATAAATGCTGACATATCTTCGGTAGAGTTTTCATTACCAGCACCAAAGTTTCTTTGCAAGGTATCAACCACAATCATTCTGACTTTGCCTGATTCATCTTGTGTTCTATCTATTGTATCTTTTAATAATTGATGGTCTTTGTCATCCAATAATCTTGCACCTCTAGTAGATATTAATAATGGTGCATCTTTTACTCTTGTGGCATTTAATTGTTGCCATGCTAAAAAACGTCTTGATATTGCTCTCATACCCTCTCCAGCTAAATAAACAACAGAACCTTGCTCAGTCTCATGTCCATGCCAATCACGACCAAGAACAATATTACAAGCCAAATCAACTGTTACAAACGATTTACCGCTTTTAGGTTGTCCAAAGATAGCTACCACACTATCTTCTTCACAGATATCTTTTACCACCCATTTAGGCGGTGTAATGTTTTGCATGATGTCATTAACTTGAATCAAATCAAAAGAAACTCTTTTCTTGATTTGATTGTTCAAACAATAATCTAAGAACTGTTGTGATGACGAAAAGAAGTCATTAACTTTTGCATCATATAAATCATCTTTATCTTTAAACTCTCTTGGTGGTTTGACAATGATTACTTCTTTAGCTATCTGTCCTAACTTTTCTTTTAAATCTTCTGCACACTTTTTACCAGCTTCATCTGAATCTGGAAAGATAATAACCTTTCTATCTTTTAAAGGTGTCCAATCTTGTTTATCTAAATTATTAACACCACCATGCCATGTACAAGCATCGCCATCATATATGCTTTGACAACCTAGTAATGCTTTTTCTCCTTCGTTAATAACTACATAATCTTCAGGCTTATTGTTTTCACAATAGATAGGCAATAAACCATCAGGTCTTTTCATATGCCATTCATTATTTATTTTAGTGAATGGTGCATACTTTTGTTTAATGAAATGATCTGTAGGAAACCGCATCACGCAAAAAGAATCTGAATAGCGGGTAAATATTTCTGCTTCATCTTTGAAACGAAACATATCTTTATCAGAGAATTTTCTTGTAGTTTTTGCTGGTTCTATTGGTTTATATTCTTTTAGAAAATCATCAGGGTCTAGACCGCGATTCTTAATAAATTCTATAAGTCCATAACCTTGATTGTTCTCAAAATCAAAAAAAGTACCTTGTTCTAAATTAAGGGCAAGACTGCCTTTGCTACCCCAACGATAGTAAGAGCCATCTTTTTTTGATGGCTCTCCTAATATTTGTATCGCTATCTCAGGTGCGATTTTCTCCCAATCTAATTCCATCAATCATTAAAATGGAATATCGCCTGAATCCAATGTATCTAATACAGGATGTGATTCTTTGGTGTCTCCACCTGACGTAGGGAGAAAATTATCATGTTGGCTTTCGCCATTTTGATTGTCAGATGGAGACTCGCTATACCAATCAGGGATAACGAACTCTGTAGGTCGGTCTTTCATGCCGACAAATTCAAAGTGTGGTATTGATGTAGCACCTTTACCAATTGAAATACTTTCTGAACCTGTATATTTAACTACAGGCAATTTACCTTCATTCTCAGGCTTTTGTGTTTCTGCGAAGAAACTTGCACCCATTTCTTGAAAACCTTTGTATTCGCCAAAAGAGTGTCTTTGCCATAAAGAAATAGGATGATGTATATTATTTTTACCTTCTACATAAATAGGTTGCATCCAAACAGAAAAGGCTTTTTTATATTCTTCGTCAGGTCTAGCTACATTATCAAATAAATCTTTACCCCAAATATAGCTATATCCTTCCCCTGATGTATATTTACCCCAACCCATTAACATAGTTGCTGGGTCAATCATAAAATAGTTTACGTCTATTCTTTCTTTACCACGATACCAACACTTCTCTTGAAAGTGATGTTTTAAATATGGCGTATCTTCTGAATCAAAAACAAATGGATTATCTGTCATGTCGTAATATCTCCTTTAATTAATTTTAAATAACAATGTTTTAAAAACTCAATGTTCAGTTCAACAAAAGGTTCTAGGTCTAACGCTTCTTCTTCTTTGACAGATTTCTCTGTTAGATAACGAAGCCAAATATTAGTACAGAAATCCTGAAAGTGAACATCATCTTCTAAACGATAGTGTCCATTTTCGAGTTGTTCTGTCATTGAGTTTTCTCCATGAAGTGACACCATAAACTATTAGTTATTTTTTTGTCAATAATAATTGTAAAAAAATGTTGCAATAGTTGTAATAATAGTTTTAAATATCACTTGTAATTAACAACTAAGGAGAAAATTATTAAACTAACAGAAAATCAAACAGAAAAAAAAATTAAATCAGGAGTATCTGAATATAAAGGTTTTGAAATACTTGAAACTTCTAAAGATAGTAACTCCATTTACAATTTTGTTGTAATCAATATTGGCGAAGGATGGGCATATCCTTTTGATACTAAAAAACAATGTATGGAAGCAGTAGACTACTATTGGCTAAAAAAATAATTAAATTAGAGGAGAAAACAATGAAAGCATTAATAGTTAAATGGCAAGATACTAACAAATATGTCTTACACGTTAAGTCAAACAACGATCTATTGCTGGAAAGAAAAAAACAACAACATAAACATTTACATCCTAAGATTGTATCTTGGGATGAATGGGAACTGATACAGGCTTGTCAATGATTTACAAAGTACAAGACAACTGCATCGAAGGTTATGAAGGTAGTGTATTGGTATCTTTGCTGTACATTACCGACCCTGTTGCAAGGGCAAAATATATTTTACAATTACACAATTCAGGAGAGCTAGATGCGAGAACCTAAAGACATAATCATCTTATTGCTGCTTGGCATCATCTTGGCTTTTGTTTATAACTTAGAAATTTATTTAGTATGAGCCACCCTGTTAATGACGAAATACTTGACCGCCTAAGAGAAGAAGGCGAAGCATTGGGATTTACAGGAGAAGTATTAGAGAAATGGATTTGGATGAAGTTTCATCAATTAGAAGAAAGATGAAAACTTTAGAATTATTTGCTGGTTCAAGAAGTTTTAGTAAAGTTGCTGAAAAATTTGGACACGAAACTTTTACTACTGATATTGAGCCATTTGAAAAGATAGATGTGGTTTGTGATATTTTTGATTTTGATATAGATAAAATGCTTTTTGAAGAATATGGAATACCTGACATCATTTGGGCAAGTCCACCTTGTACATTCTTTTCTGTAGGATCAATTGGCAAACATTGGCACAAAGACCATACACCAAAAACAGGAGAAGCATTATATGGTATGGAGATAGTAGAAAAGACAAACAAGATAATAGATATTATTAAACCCAAATATTATTTTATTGAAAATCCACGTGGCAAATTAAGGAAGCTACCAATCATTGAACAGCATCCATATCAAAAAACTGTTACTTATTGTTCTTATGGCGATAATAGAATGAAACCAACTGATATTTGGACTAACTTTGATTTTGAAACTAGACCAATGTGTTGGAATGGTAATAGAGATTGCCACCATGAACCAGCACCTCGTGGCTCACAAACAGGCACACAAGGATTAAAAAACAGTTATTTAAAATCACAAATACCTTCAGCATTGTTTGAAGATATTTTTATGGAGATAGAGCAGAATGAAAGAAGATCATAAAATGAAAAATTCATGGGAAGCCATGAGCAAGGCAAGGACAGCAAAATATCAAGCGTATAAAAAAACTGTTATGCCAATTATTAAGGAAATACAAGCATCAGGTGTTAAATCTTTACAAGGTATTGCTGATGCTTTATCGGATAGAGAAATCAAAACTAGATATGGCAAAGATATTTGGCATCCATCACAAGTTAAGAATTTATTAGAACGATGAAA